TTTGAAACAAAGGTAATAACTTGATCTTCGTCGCTCACTGATGTACTAAGTGTAAAAGAAAGTGTAGACCCATCACCTGTGAATGCATCAACTACTAAGTTTGCTTCTCCAGCAACACCTACTGACTTGAATACAGTTCCATCAAAATATTCCATGCCGCCAGTGCTAGTGTTAAATCTAAAACTACCAAATGTCGGAGCAGTAGGTCGGTCAGCAGTTGCGCCGCCTGGAATAACCACACTCGTAGTAGACGACGGTATTCTGTGATTTTTTAAAAATTGCCCCGAGCTTGGATTAGCAGCCATATTAGATACCAGTATACGAAATTACTGAATTTACACCTGTTGCAACATTTGCAACAGCACTAATAAAATCATTGTTACTAAGCAATAGTTTTTCGCCGCCTGCATATAGTTGATATGTGTCAGTTGATGTGATTTCTAATGATTTTGCAACACAATTAACATTTCCTACACTGTCTCCACTTGGAACAATATGTATATCTATACTAATAGTAGCACCGGTATAATTTGTAAACGCTGCATATGTAATTGCACTGTTGTCCGAGCTTGTGTACACTGTGGTATCTGAGTTTACAACTTCGGTTGTTTGAATTGCCATTTTTTAATCCTTAAAATATAATGCCATAAACGATGGCCTTGCTTTTGCTTACTAGTTCGTCGGATGTAGAGCCATCAACAAAATAAACACCAGTTCCACCACTACCTACTGTGTTTGCATACAAAACTGTGGTGTTTGCTACTGAGGCAGGGGCACTACTCTGATCAGCAAGTTGAATTGCGCCGTCAACAGCAACATTGCCGGTAGCACTAACAATTCCTGTAATTGAAAGTGTATCGGTGTCTTGGTCCCAGGTGAATTCTGCCTCACCGCCGAACGTACCTGCATTATTAAACTGGATAGCAGTATTAGGACCACCTGGCGAACCAGCCGATGCTGTCCCGATTGCATCCCAAGTGCCAGTTTCTCCACTTGCACTAGTAGCAGTGCTTAATTCCCAGCGGCCGTTATCAACACTGTATCTGATTCCAGCGTAGTCGCTTGCAGTTTTGTGAGTCAATACACCTGCATTGGCAGCATAAGTTGCTGTGTTACTACTGTTTAAAACAATAAACGGATCTGATACATTAAGTTCTTCGGTATTAATATACGTTAAGTTGCCGCTAACCACCAAGTTACCGTCAACTTCAAGAGTATCTGTATCAATGTATACTCTGTCATCGGCATTTATTGTTTCAATATAGTAATCGCCGTCAATTCTTTTTTTTGTGTTCATAGTGGACCTCTAGCAGTATTTACCTTCTCTAGAAACTTGTCCATAGACATTATCCTCATATTTTGTATTTTATTAAACCTAGGCACAAATGCTGATTCTGGGCCTTCTATTCTCCAAAATTGTCTGGTGCTAAAGTCTTCAGTGAGCTTGGTGATTTGATTAATCCAATTACCCGGGTATGTTGGTGGGTCGAGCTCTTTTTTGTAAAATTTTGTATCAACATAGATATTGTTAACCATACCATTGGTAGTTCCAAAATCCATACCAATCAAGTATATGTCACTATGTCCATCAATTAACGCCAAACTGGCAGCATTTGGCCCACTGCTAAATCCTTTGTAGTCTTTAGCAAGAAACTGTCCTCCTAAATCCAGAATAGGTTTTCGGGTGTGGAATCTATGTTTTTTTGCATATCCAGAATTTTGTATTTCTTCAGCGATCGGCCTGTCAGTGGCTACCAAGCAATGAGGTGTGCACTCTTGATACAATCGATTGCATCCAAATACTGTACCGATTTCCATCAATCTTTTGGGATTAACTGCTAGTCTACTTCTGCCATTTCCTAATATAAATGCTGCACTCATAAAAAACCCCCATTGTAGTTATTACAATGAGGGTTAGTAAGTTAAAAAATTAATCTTAACCGTAGTTTGGATTCTCAATCTGTACTAGATTAATAGTTGTGGTTGAACCTTCTGCGCCTGATTTTTCGATTGTGTCATCAAGAACGTTAAAGTAGTTAACCAATACTTTTGCGTTAGCAAAGTTGATTGCATACTTGTTGGTCATACGCTTAATGCGAACTAGTGTCGAGCCTTCGTCTGCATAAGTTACTGTCATAGTGTCGGCAGTTAGTGCAGCGTCAGCCAAGTCAGATAGCACACAAACACCAATTGTGTCAGCAGTACCAGTGCCCGAACCTACACCACTTGCTGTAAATGTAGAACCAACACCTGCATCTTTGCCTGCACCGATTGCTTGCCAGTCAGTGTTGCCAAGTGCTGTAATAATATACTGGTTATTAACAATAAACGAACCGGCTGTAACACCAGTCGAATCGCCAACGAGGTATTTTGTTGAACCTTTTTGGCGGATAATATAACCCTCAGCTTCTGCTACTGTGCCAATTTTAACACGACATGTTGTTGTTGGAAACTCTCCACTTGATAGATTTGAATTACCGCCAACTTGACCAAAGTATAGCTCGCCTGCTGGTGTACCGTTTCCGTCTGGGTTGTTAAAGCCAGCGTCTCTAGTATCAGAAATTTTAATTTTGAGAGGACGTCCCATGTTGTTTTCTCCTTGTAGAAGTCCGATGTAGGTTCTAGCCTACTACGCGGATGGTGTTCCGCATAAAACGTAGTATTACGTTAGAAAAGTATTTAGCCAAAAAAACAGCACCCGAAGGTGCTGTTTTCTCCTCCCTGCACAGTGCAGGTTGTAATGATAAAGCTTATGAGAACGAAAGGTTCTGTACAGCAATTTCACCAACATAGTCACCGGCGTTGCCGAAGGACGATGCTGTGTTTGTTAGCTCAATATAGCCATAACGTGTCATAAAGGACACTACTGGCTCAAAGCTGGACGGATCAAGAACAACGCCCGAACTCATTAGCGGTACGTATGGGCAATAGAACGCTGGTGCGTCTGTTTCACTTGCGCCTTTGTAGCCAACTAGTACTGGAGTTGTGTCGCCTGCATATGAGTCGCAGAATACACGCATTGTGCCATTCAATGTACCGACAAATTTAGTATTTGTTGGTGCTTCAAATGTGCCTTCTGTTGTGCGAGCAAATGCACTTGTTGTTGCACTCTGTAGCACTGTAAGTGCAGCAGGGGAAACAACAGCATAGTTGCCTGCGCCACGGCGTGTACGCTGAGCGATCAAGTTAGCTGTACGGTTGATTAGAACTGCAAGAGCTGCATGCTCGTCACCAACAAATGTTGCTGTACCTGATACTGTGGCTTGGTTGTATGTAAACTCAGTTGCTGCTAGTGAACGTAGAGAAAGTAGGATCTCTTGGTCGATTTCAGCAGTAATTTCTTGAGCAAGTGCTGCCATGATTTCAGCTTCAACGTCAATGCCGTGCATGGCTTGTGCGTCTTGTGCTGCTTCAAATGTCCAGCGAGCTTGTAGCTTACGTGTTTTTGCTTCAACAGCTTGCTTGAGGATTTGTACGGAAATCTGACGACCACCGGAGCCTTCAAGTACTGCTGTGTTTGCACCTTGGTATGTGTTCTGTGCAGCTTGTACAACGCCTGCTGTCACTGTGGACGCAGAGGAGTAAGCTTGTGCAATTTTGAATGGACTTAGTGCTTCGTCACCAGCGGCTGTACTTGTTGCTGCTGCCGAGTTGTCTGTCATTGCATTTGCATAACGAACACGTAGTGTGTGAATTTGGCCAACTGGACCAGTCATTGGCTGAACGCCGACTAGTTCGTTAGCAATAACAGTTGGCATAACACGTCTGATAACTGGTAGGATAACACGGTTAAGTGTTGCTACGTTACCAGAAGAAGTTGAACCTGCTGTTGCATTCTCTGCCAAGTGCTTACGAGTGTTTTCTAGGATAACACCCATTGTTGAACGGCGTGAACCTTGAAGGCCTTCTAGGAGGGCTTCCTTGGTCTCACTCCATCTGTTTTCTAGTAGTTCTTGTGACATTTCTGTCTCCTTTTTCTTTTTTAAAGCCCTGCTAGGCGCTTAAGATCGATAACGTTATTAACGTTGTTTGTTTCGGATCTTTGTTGTTCGGCCTTAACAGTTTTGTTACCAGTAGATTCAACAAGTGCTTCAGCTTTTTTAGTTGCTTTAGCTTCACTGAGTACTGCTGGCAAGTACTTCTCAAATGCGTTCTTTAGACGAGATGTTTGAACGTTTTCAAGAAGATTAATCATTACTTCTCTCTTTTCATCGTTAAGAGGCGAAAGTAGTTCGTCTAATGTAGCTTCTCGCTCATTAGCTTCACGAATGATTTTAATTTCATGATTTTTACTCTCAACAAGCTTTGCGGCTTGTTTTTGAGCGTTAACGGCTTCTGCCAACTTAATGTCTTTATCTTCAATAGTAGCTAATAGTTTGCGTACTTCTGCATTCTCATTGAGATGAGTAGCACCAAACTCTGTAGCATATGCTTCAAATATACGGCGACCAAAATTGTTCTCACGAGCAATTTTGATATCCTCTTTAAGTTGACTTAATTCTTGCGTAAGATGAGTAGCAACAGTTGTTGACATCTTTTTAGCAGATTCTTTTACAAATTTACTTTTTAGACTATCAAGTTGTCCACGTGCTTCGCTGACAAGCTTTACTTTAGTTTCAACTAAGTCTTTCTTGTCTGCTGCGAATTCCTTGATTTCTTCGGCCAAAGCACTTACAATAAAAGATTCTAGCTTACCAAAACCTTCTGCTTGTACTTTACGGTCTGTGCGTAGTTCGCGAAGCTCTTCTGAAAGTTTTGATACCATAAAGTTATTAAATTTATTAGCATTTTCTTTCATTGCTTTTGCGGCTTTTACACGGTCCTCTGCAAGTGCCTTTTTCTCTTCGTTAAGTTGAGCAATTTCTTCTTGCAGGCCTTCTGTTACCATTTTATCTAGGGCTTCTACCATCACTGTTTTATCATGATCATAGCGTTGTGCAAACTCCTCACGAAGTTCTGCACGAACTGTTTCTTTGGTCTCATTCAACTTTGCTGCCCATTGTTCAGCAATAGCATTACGAGTATCCTCATTAACCAGGTCGCTATCTAGTAGTGGTTTAATAGCATCTAACATGCGATTCTCCTAAATCTTTAGGTCCCTAATCAGACGAGATACTTCGTCTGTTAGGTACTTCTGTACTCTGTCGTTTGACCCTGACTCCCTGGCCATTTCGAGAACTGCATGACCATGTTTCATGTTCAAAAGTCCTTCGTAAATAGCTTTAGGGTAAGCATTTGGAGCACTGGGTTGTGCGACTACATCGACAGTAACAATTTCAAAGTCACTGACGTGTCCGTTATGTGGATCTACATTACCCGATCCACGACTAGATACTCCCAGTCGCACACCTGACTGAAGCATAGTTTTAACTAGCTCGCCCATTGGTGTTGGAAGTATTTTTAGTTTTCCGTATCCATTTGGACCGTCCATCCACATACTAGTAATCATGTGACATACACGGTCTAAATTAATCTTAAGGTCATCCGGGTGATCAACTTCACCAAGGACGCTATTGCCTTCTTTGATCTGTTCATTAAGAGTTTTAACTGCGTTAGAAATCTCACTCACAGGGTATATTCGCTCATTAGCGTTCTTAACACCACCTTGTATGCAGATGCCTTCCATAAAGAGTTCCTTACCGTCTTTCCCTTCAACGAGTTGAATTTGTGCGGTTTCGAAGGTAAGGTTTTCTCTAAGATAAAGAGCCATACTTGGTTATCCTTTTAGTCAATAACGCTTTTGGTGTTCACACCAGACGCTTGTGCTAGTTGCGGTTTTGGCGCAGCTTTCATGTCTGGTCTTGTTGTGTTACCTTGGTCTTGTGCTTTTGGAGCAGGGCGACCTTTTTCTGGAGCAGTGTCTGTGTCAACTGGTTTTGCTACAGCACCTTTTGCGCCACTGTTGGCAGCCACAGTACTATGTGTTTGAGTACCAGCTGGTTCAGTAGTAACAGCTTTAGGAGCAGCAGTTAGGTCAACATTTTCTTCTAGACCTTCCATTTCCATGTCAACTTCGACTGTTTCGTCGTCCATGTCCATTTCTTCGTGGTCATCTTCAACATCATCAATGTCGTCAGTGTTGTCGTCGACTTGACCCATGAGTTCTTCAAACTCGGACATAAGTTCGTCTAGTTTGTCTTCTAGACCAACAACACGATCTTCGAGTTCTTCATCGTCGTCATCATCTTCAACGTCGACCATCATCATTTCTTCATCATCATCTTCAAAAGTGACGCCTTGTTCTTCGGCTTCAATTTCGTCGATAAGATCGTCAACTTGTGA